CTGATGTTGTAGAAGATACTCAATTATCAGATGCAACTAAATCATTTGTAGCTGGAAGAACATCTTTCTCAGGAACTTTAGAAATGAGTTATGATGAAACTGATTCTCCACAACAAACATTAACTGTTGGTACAACAATAGCTTTTATATTAGCACCTGAGGGTAATTCATCAGGAGATGAAACTTTTACAGGTTCAGGTATTATTACAGGAATGAGTGTTAATGTTACTTTAGATGGAATAACTACAAGATCAGTTACTTTTCAAGGTACAGGTGCATTAACAAGAGGAACTGTATAATCCTAATTTATGTCAGTTATAGACATTGCTAAATCACATTTTGAAAACATAGGTGTTCAATCTATGGAAGTTCCTGAGTGGACAGATGAAGATGGTAAAGCAGTTGTTATTTTTTGGAATCCTATAACACTATCTGAAAAGAATAAGCTTTTAAAAAAATCAGAAACATTGAATGATGTTGCTATATTAGCTGATATTATGATTATGAAAGCTTTAGATAAAGATGGTAATAAAATTTTTAAGCTTGAAGATAAAATTCCTTTAATGCACAAATCAGACCCTGATGTCCTGACAAGGATTGCTCAAAAAATGGTTTCAGCACCTACAACTGACGAGCTAAAAAAAAAATAAAAAATATCCCTGAAATTAGGAATTTACTTACACTAGCAGATAGATTAAAAATAACTTTAAACCAAATTTTACAAATGGAAGTTTGGGAGTATAATCATTGGTTAGCTTATTTAAGTATAGAAGCTGATGAGCATAACCAAGCGATTAATAAAGCAAAATACAAGTAATGGCACAAAATTTAAAAATAAATATAACTGCAAAAGATAAAACGCAACAAGCTTTTCAAGGTGTAAAAGGAAAGTTAAGAGGTCTTAAAGATTCTATCTTTTCAGTACAAGGTGCATTAGTAGGTCTTGGTGGTGGTCTAGCAATTAGATCAATTATAGGAACAGGAAGAAGTATTGAAGATTTACAAGTAAGGTTAAAACAATTATTCGGATCAACTGAGGAAGGTGCTAAAGCTTTTGATGTAATGGCAAAATTTGCTGGTAGAGTTCCATTTTCACTAGAGCAAATTCAACAAGCTTCAGGAAACTTAGCAGTTGTTGCTGGAGATGCAAACCAATTATCAAAGATATTAGAGATTACAGGTAATGTTGCATCAGTAACAGGATTGGACTTTGCTACAACAGCAGAACAAATACAAAGATCGTTTGCTGGTGGTATAGCTTCAGCAGATATATTTAGAGAACGAGGTGTTAGAGATTTATTAGGATTTAGTGCTGGTGCTACTGTTTCAGCAGAAGAAACAATAAAAGCTTTTGAAAAAGTATTTGGTAAAGGTGGTAGATTTGGAAACGCAACTGATGAGTTAGCAAATACATTTACAGGTACTTTATCAATGTTAGGTGATAAATTATTTAACTTTAAAAGAGGTGTAGCTGGTGAGGGTTTCTTTGACCAACTTAAAAAAGAATTTAAAGATTTAAACCAATTTATAGAAGATAATTCAGCAGACTTTGAAGCAATAGGTAGAGCAATAAGTAAAGTTTTGACAGTTGCAGTAAAAGGATTTGCAATAGCAATAAAATCAGTTGGAAAAGCAGTTGGATTTTTAAGAGATCAAGTAAATAAAATAAAAAGATTATTAGGTATGGATATACCTATTGAGATTGAAAAAAGTATAGAAGCAGTAGAAGAAGTAAATGTATCATTAGTCAAACAACAATCTTTAGGTCAAAAAATATTTGAGGGTATTAAGAAACAAAATGAAGCTTTTAATTTATCAAAAGAAATAGTTGGTCAAATAACTAAAAGTGTAGCAAGTGTATCAAAATCTATTGCTGAATCTATTGTTTTAGGCAAAGAACTAAATGAAACATTTAGAAAATTAGCACAACAAATATTAGTTAATATTATTGCAAAAACTATTGAGAGGATTGCTTTAATGGGAATAGAAAAAGCATTACAGATTCTTCTCAACAGTAAAGAAGCAGAAAAAGACAATTTAATTAGAAAACAAAACACTAACTTAAAAAGACAAATTGCACTTCAAGCTACTCTTAATGCTATGGGTGGTGGTGGTGCTGGTGGTGGCGGTGGTTCACTATTTTCTTTATTTGGGTTTTCAAAAGGTGGTGCAGTTTCAAAAGGACAACCCGTTTTAGTTGGTGAAAGAGGTGCTGAAATGTTTGTACCAAACCAAACAGGACAAATAACACAATCAGCTAGAGGAACAGGTGGCAGTCCTGTAAATGTTAATTTTGCAATAACAACATTAGATGCAACAGGATTTCAAGATATGTTAGTACAAAACAGAGGAACAATATCTAACATAATAAACCAAGCTGTTAATGAGAGAGGTGGAAATAATTTAGTATAATGAGTGGTGCTTTTCCTATATCAAATTCTAAGTTCTCAACAATGGGAATTAAGTCTATTCAAAATACTTTAATATCTAAATCAGATAGTGGTAAAAAATTAGCAAGGCAAATAGATGGTCAAAGATTTGCTTTTACAGCAGAAATTATAACAGGAAAAAGATCAGATGTTTATGGAGAACTTATGGGATTTATTATTAAACAAAGATCAGGCAAAGAAAACTTTACAATTATTCCGCCTGAGATTGAAGATGCTAGAGGTTCTGAAACAGGAACAGTTTTAGTTAACGGAGTTCACGCAGTTGGTGATACAACTATAGCAATGGACGCATTTGCTGGTGATGGTGCTGGGCGATTTAAGACGGGAGACTTTATTAAATTCGCCTCGCACAATAAAGTTTATATGGTTGTTGCTGATGTAACTTCAAGTTCTAATTCTGCTACTGTAACTATTGAACCACCATTAACAACAGCATTAGCAGATAACTCAGTTGTAACTTATGACAATGTTCCTTTTACAGTTTATTTAACATCAGATATTCAAGAGTTTGGAGTAGTAGGTGCTGATAAAGATGGTAATTCACTTTATAGTTTTCAATTTGATGTTGAGGAAGCTTTGTAATGAAATATTTGGTCAGGCATTGGATAACTGTTGATATGATAGCTGAAGAAGTTATAGATGGAGATGGTGTAAATTTAAAAACAAATAACTTAGGAAAACACGAAGAACCATCTGATAAAGCAACTTATGTAGTATCAGATTATGTTAAAGTAAAAAGGAGAACAATAGAAGATTATGACGAGAAGTCTAACGACAGCAGTAAAGAACGAACTAGCAACAGATGATATTAGACCAATCCATCTTATTACAATCGGTTTTGGTACTCCTGTTAATATTACAGATTGTTCATTTTCATTAACAAGTTCAGTATCAGGTTCTAGTGTAACCTATTCTTCTTCTGATTTTATTTTAGGAATTTCTAACTTTACAGAAGAAACTGATATAACTAAAACATCTATTAAGAGGATTTTTAGATGACAGTAATGCTCTTATAGCTGACCCTTTTCTTTTGTATTCAGGTCAAATTGATACTTTTGCCATTAATGAAAATAAAAATGAAAGTACAGTAGCAATACAAATAGTTTCTCATTGGGCAGATTTTGATAAAACAAATGGTCGCAAAACAAATAACACATCACAACAAAGATTTTTTAGTACAGATGTTGGTATGAATTTTTCAAGTCAAACAGTACAAGATATTAAATGGGGTAGAGCATAATGGGATTTGGAAGTGTTTTTAAATCTATAACAAAGATTATTACTGCACCTATAAAAATATTAAGCAAAGCTTTATCTTGGATAATACCTAAACCACCTGAAATTCCTGACTTTGGAACATCAGATTTTGACGATTTTGAAACAGGTATTCTTTTAAATAAACAATCTAATGACGCAAGTATTCCTGTAATTTATGGAACAAGATTAGTTGGTGGTACACGAGTCTTTATGGAAACATCAGGCACAGATAATACTTATTTATATATGGCTATTATTCTTGGAGAGGGAGAAATAAACGACATAACAGAAATTAGAATTGATGACAAAGCTGTAACTTGGTCAGGCGATCTTGCAGACAATACTCAAAGAACTGTAGGAAGTGGCGACAGTAATTTTTATAAAGATAGTGCTAGTTTAATTACAGTAGAACCTCATTATGGTACTGACGGGCAATCGGCTTCAACTCTATTATCAACTTTATCATCATGGGGTAGTAATCATAAATTATCAGGTTTAGCATATTTGGCTCTAAGATTTACATGGAATCAAGATGCTTTTAGTTCTATCCCTAAAGTTCAAGCAGTAGTTCAAGGAAGAAAAGTTGTAACATTAGCATCAAACTTAGCGGAACAAACTGCAAGTTTTTCATCTAATCCAGCATTTTGCTTGTTAGACTATTTAAGAAACGAAAGGTATGGTAAAGGTATAGCAACAGCAGACATAGACTTACAAAGTTTTTATGATGCTTCACAAGTATGCGTAACACAAGTAACACCCTATTCAGGTGGTTCAGATATAAACATATTTGATTGCAATGCTGTTTTAGATACATCAAAAAAAATTATAGAAAATGTTAGAACATTATTAAGAGGTTGTAGAGGTTACTTACCTTATACATCAGGAAAATATAAATTAGTTATTGAAACAACGGGTTCTGCAAGTATTACTTTAACAGAAGATGATATTGTTGGCGGATATACATTAAATAGCCCAAATAAAAATGATAAATATAATAGAGTTATTGTATCATTTATTAATCCAGCTAGAAATTATCAAGTAGATGAAGTTC